GCAGTTCTCCTGAGATCAGCCATGTCGCGCGCCATCCGAGCTTTCTCTCGATGGCGGCCGCTGCCGCTGCTGATATTTCTTGTGTATCTCCGTTGTCCCACATGCTGACTGCTGCGCCTGACACACCGGCGGTGGTGGCCAGAATGGTTTTCCAGCCTCTCTTTGGCCAGCCTTCGCTATCACGGATTTCCCGGATCCTGTCTTGAAGCGTGCTCATGGCGGGAATTAAGCCCGCTTCCGACATCAGTGTGCTTGTCATCTGTTATTAAGTTCGCTTAAGATGTGTGGATGCGACTCACAAAGAAGGCTCTCGTCCATCTCGCTGGAAGCCAAGAAGCGCTTGCCGCCTTGCTGGGCATCAGCTCCGCTGCGATCAGCCAGTGGGGTGAGTTCCCTCCTGATGGGCGCGACTGGCAGCTTCAGGCGCTGCGGCCAGAGTGGTTCAGTGCAGAAAGCGGTAAGCCTGCGCTAGATGAGAGTCGGTCGACCGCATCCGATCTGAACGGCGCAATGACCATGCCGCTGGAAGTTCAGGGGAACCCATGAGCATGCCTGCCCCCTGGAGACCTTGATGAAAATTCCGGCAGAGATGATGAAGCGCGGCGCAACCCCGCCTCGCCCGGTGGATCCGCCCGCGGCCCGGGTCAGCGACATCGCCGGCTTGACGGTCGGCGATGCCGCGATGATCAAGAGGACGATCTGTGCTGCGGCCTGTGCTGGCCGTTACGTCGATCTGGAGGCGTTGGCGCGCGACCTCATCGCGGCCTTCAAGCAGGTGAACGCTGCCGGGGCGGTGCTGTGAGTTCGGATTGCAAGAACTTCAGCGCCCGCCTGCCGGCGAAGATCGTCGGCTTCACGCCGGTCTGCCGCTGCGGCGGTAAGCCGCACTTCGGCATGAACCTTGAGGTGCAAGGCGAGCTGCACCGCCTGCTGGTCACGGTCGAGGACTTGGCTTCGCTGTGCGAAAACATCCTCGAGTGGTGGGGCGACTCATCGCTGAATCACGATTCGTTCCCAGTCGGCGATGTTCCCCGACAGCCGGAGCTGTGAGGTGTCGCCGCAGGAGGCTGAGAACGTGTGCCCGTCTGCAAGGTCGTTGACCGCGCAGACGGGTGATGCGTAGCCGCCGAGGTCTTCGCCATTCCAGATGACATGCTACATGCGCGTCACGGGGTCGAACTTGACCAAGAACGGACCGACTCGGCTTGGGTGCTTGTATCCGATGACAACGTCCATGGGTGGGCTTCTGAGCGGCTGGGTTCGACACGTACCTCAGATTCTGACCCGTGCTGCGGGCCCGTTCCTTCAAGGGCGATGCCCCGGCATGGTGCGCGCGACATGTTGCTCGGTTTTTCTCTTCTCGCTCCTCGCCACGCTCTGGTGGAGCCGTTCTCTGGCGGAGTGCCTGATTCCATGACCCTGCCTGTCCATCACGACGTGTCCGGCGTACTGCAGCAACTGCTGCCGCCGCCCGCCACGCCCATGACCTGGCGCCAGCTCGGCGAGCTGGCCGTCGAGCGCGGGCTGCTCCAGATTGCCGCGCCTGCCGAGTGGGCGTTGGTGCAGTCGACCTTGAAGAACCTCGCCAGCCGTGGCCGCGCCCAGCGCGTCGGCACGGTGCGCGTCGCCGGCAGTGCCCGGCCCATGACCTTGTTTGCCCGAGCCTGACATGCGCAAGTTCGACCACCACATCGGCGACTACTCCGCCGCGACCGGCCACCTCTCGTGGCTGGAGGATGCGGCCTATCACCGGCTGCTGCGGCACTACTACCTGACCGAGCTGCCGCTGCCGGTCGACCACGTCCAGCTCTACCGCATCACCCGCGCCCGCTCGAAGGCCGAGCGCCTGGCGGTCGATTCGGTCATGGTCGAGTTCTTCTACGTCGACGCCGACGGCGAGGGCGGTGAGTGCTACCGCCACGACCGCTGTGACGCCGAGATCGTCGAGACCCGGCGCCGCATGGCCGACTCGTCCGAGAAGAAGGCCAACGAGCAGGACCGCATGCGCCGCTGCCGCTCGGACCGCAAGTACCTGGCGGCCGAGCTGCGCCGCCGTGGCACGCATGTGCGCTGGAACATCGGCATGGTCGAGCTGCGTGACCTGGCCAAGTCGTTCGGCATCGTGGCGCCGTCCGAGGGCAGTGCCGACGAGACCGCGCGGGAGTCGTCAGCACGCACCGACCTGCAACGCACCTGCAACGCAGATGCAACGGCTAACCATCAACCAACCACCAACCACCAACACACACACAACACCAAGGGTGGTACTGCCACCAGCGCGGGTGTGTGTGTCGAGAGGCCTTCGGCAACCTGCAACGCGCAACCGGCACCGAGTGCTGGCCAGGTTGTCGGTCTAGACGGACGAGGTTCGGATCGGGAGATGGCCGCAAATGCCGCCGCTGAGGCGATGACGCAGGCCGGCCTGGTCGATGCCGACCCTGCTGCGCCGAAGCTGCTGGCCGTGATCGATGCCGGCGCCAGCGTCGAGCAGTGCCGCTCTGCTGCGGCGTATGCGGTCAAGCGCGGCAAGGGCGCGGCCTATGCGCTGTCCACCCTGGCCAACCAGATCGCCGAGGCCGCGGCCATGCCGCGTGCGGCCGCCGAGCGTGGTGCCCGACCTGCAGCGCCTGCAACCGTTGCAGGTGGCGTGGCGGTGGCGGGTGTCGACGAGACGGCCCGCTACCTGGCCGAGCAGCAGCGCCACCGCGAGGCAGCGCGATCCGGCGCGGCCAGCCGTGGCCGTGAGCTGCTGAGCCAGCGCATGCAGGGCGGTCAACCGGCAACGGCGTGAGGGACGGGCCGGCACCGGCCGGCGATGTGGCGGAGGTGGCGAAATGGCGGACGACGATGCAACCCGCGGCCGGAGCGCCGCAGTGAAACCCTGCAGCGCAGACGGCCCCGGCCGGCGCAAGTGCGCCCAGGCGCTGCAGCAGTTGCGAGCGCAGTTGCGTTCGCCGGTCGTGGAGCGGTTGAGGGTGGGCGGAACGCCTCCTGCGGCAAATCGCCAGAAGGGCGCACGATGACGAAGCGAATTCCCTGGGTCCGGCAGCGCCTGGACGAGTGGGGGCGGTGGGTGACGCAGCGGTGCACCGGCAGTCTGGGCTGGCCCAAGCGCAACATCCTGGCCGGCGACGGCGGCGGCGTGTCCTGCGCCGACAACGTCCCGATCAGCACCCTGGCGTGCGAGCAGACCGACCGGGCCGTGCGTGCAGTCGCCAGCCGGGACCTCGGGCTGTGGCTGGTGCTGATGTGCCGGTATGTCGGCGATCCTGAGGCGCGCCCTTCACGGCGTCGGCCGATGTCCGCCGCAGAGATGCGCATGCGGCTGTGCGTCTCGGAGATGACGGTGAACGACCGCCTCAAGCAGGCCGAGCGCCTCGTCGACGAGGAGCTGGCGCGAGAAAAAGTCTTGGATGGTGCTTAGGCCGAGACTGAGGCCTTCGGCACCACCATGAGCTGAACGCCGAGCGCAGCACACACCCGGCTGATCGTGTCGAAGCGCGGGTGCGCTCCAGGCCGCAGCGCCTTGTAGAGCGCCTCACGGCCCAGACCTGAGTCCTTGGCGATCTGCGTCATGCCCCGTGCCTTGGCGATGTGTCCCAGCGCATCAGCGAGCAGCCCTGCATCTCCGTCCTCAAGGACCACGGTCAGGTACGCGGCAATGTCTTCCTCGTCCTTGAGATGCTCTGCCACGTCGAACTCCGGCAACTCGGACACCTTGGTCTTCTTGCTGCGGGTCATGTGATCACTCCTCGATGGTGCTGGCGGGCTGTGTTGCGCAAATGTATTCGACCGAATACACACAGGTCATCAGAGCGGCCGTAGCTGCAAGATGGCGATGCTCGAAAAGTCTGTGCAGGTGCTTGTGATCCGATTTAGAAAAGTGCTAAAGTTTCGCTAAGCTGCGGTTTTGATGTGTCTGCAGCGTTTCACGAGCCCGACCAATGCGTCGGGCTTTTGCGTTTCTGGAGGCCTCATGCCCAGTGCTGCGCCGCGAGCCTGCGGTACCTGCGGGCGTGCCGGCTGCACCGATCACCGTCGTGTCGCATGGCAGCAGACTGCGCCGTACAAGCGGATGCGCGGTCGAGCGTTGCAGAAGGCGCGAGCCGATCTGTTCCGTGCCGAGCCGCTGTGCCGCGAGTGCAGCCGCGCAGGGCGCGTCGAACTGGCGGTCATCCGTGACCACATCAAGTCGCTCGCCGAGGGCGGGACGGATGACCCGTCGAACATCCAGCCGCTGTGCGGCGAGTGCAGCGACCGCAAGACGGCGGTCGAGTCGGCCCGCGGCCTGGTGCGTGACCGCTGGGCGGGGTACCGGCGATGACGGGGGACGTCTGGCGCATCGCCGACTGGGGTGTGACCTGCGTCGAGATCGACCGTGACGGCGCGGGCCGGGTACTGGTCTGGCATGTCCAGGCGGGCGGACCCGAGCGGCCCGACTGGCTGGTGCGCGAGTGGGTCGCGGCCGAGCTGCTGGTGCCCGAGGTGCCGCGGTACCTCGGCGCGCGGGGCGGCCGGGGCTGAGGTCGGGGCGGGTGTCGCCGGCCGGGCCGGGCGGCCGAGCCGTGGGTGGTCCGGGCGACCTCACCCGGGCCGATGTGCCCGGTCCGAGGGGGGAGGGCGGGGGGAATCTCTGGCTGCTCCCCAGCGGAAACCGGCCCCCAACTGGATTTTTTCGCGGAGAAAAAAACACCCCCCCGGGGGGTTCGCCCCATGGTGGGGCAGGGGATCAACATGCTGGACGGACTGACGCCGACCGCCAGCCCGCCGGGTGTACCGGATGGGCAGAAGGTCATCACCTCACCTGAGCCACCGCCGGGCGCCGAGCTGCGCGACGACGAGGCCCGGGTCTACGACTACCTGTGCCGCTACCTGCGCGAGGCCCAGGTCGAGCACCTGACTTCGGGCATGGCGCTGATGGTCGCTGCTCGCACCTTCTGCGACTGGCTGCTGGCCTATGAGCAGTGCAACCGCGAGGGGCGCACGCAGACCAGCCCGAAGGGGTGGGTCGGCCCGACGCCCTGGGCGGAGGACGAGAAGAGACTGAAGATGGAGGTCGGCCAGTGGCTGGCGAAACTTGCGGGCACGATCCCGTCGCTGACGCGGGTGCGCAAGGACCTCGGGGCCGGGGCGGCACAAGACGACCTGTTCGCCGAGCTGCTCGAGCACGCACGCGGCTCACCCGGCGCGCGGCCCGCGCCCTGATCGACCAGGTCGCCGACCAGGCGGGCAACGACTGGGACCGCGACTACGGGATCCCGGTGCTGCTGGGCGACATCGACGTCTGCCGGCTGACCTATTTGGCTGTGCTCAGGCACTACGAGGATCTGCGCGACGGCCCGGCGCGCGGCCTGGTCTTCAGCGCCGACCACGCGCTGCATGTCCTGGACTTCATCACCCGCTTCTTCGTCCACATCAAGGGCTCGAAGGCGGGGCAGCCGATCGCCCTCGATCCGTGGCAACGGTTCTGGACCGCTTGCCTGTACGGCTGGCGGGTGGCGGCCACCGGCTGCCGGCGCTTCACGCGCGCCTATGAGGAGGTGCCGCGCAAGAACGGCAAGAGCACCTGGAAGTCGCCTCAGGGCGTCTACCTGATGATGTGCGACGGCGAGCCGGGGGCGGAGATCTACGCGGTCGCGACGACGCGCGAGCAGGCGATGACCGTCTTCAAGCCGGCCTTCGACAACGTCAAGCGCTGGGCACGGCGCTCGCCCGGCATGGCCCGGTCGTTCAAGATCTATGAGGGGCTCAACCAGGAGAAGCTGGTGATGGGCACCTCGCTGTTCCGGCCGCTGCCGGCCAACGCCGAGAACCTGGACGGTCTGAACCCGTCGACCGTGCTCTTCGACGAGCTCCACGCTCAGAAGACCCGCGACGTCTGGGACGTGATCATCTCGGCGCTGGGGGCGCGGGTGCAGCCGCTGCTGTCGGCGATCACGACCGCCGGCTATGTGCTCGACGGCATCTGCACCGAGGTGCGGGCTTACCTGGTCTCGGTCCTCGAAGGCCGGGTCCAGGATGACACCCTGTTCGGCTACGTCTACACGCTGGACGACCCGAAGGAGGCCCTGACGGAGAAGGGCTGGCGCAAGGCGAATCCGGGCCTGGGCACGGTCAAGCAGCTGAGCTACATGCAGACGCAGGCCAGGCAGGCCGCACGGCTGCCCTCGGCCATGGCCAACTTCCTCACGAAGGACTGCAACGTCTGGTGTGGGGCACCCGAGGGCTGGCTGGACATGACGGTCTGGGACTGGTGCGGGCGGCAGCCGATCGACCCGGCCTCGCTGCGGGGGCGGCGCTGCTTCGGTGGGCTGGACCTGGCATCGGTGCGCGACCTGGTCGCGCTGGTGCTGGTCTTCCCGCCGGTCGGAGATGAGCCCTGGGTGGTGCTGGCGCGGTTCTGGTGCCCGGAGGCGAAGGCCTCGCAGGACGTCGAGCGGGAGGATGCCGCGCCTTACCGGCGCTGGGCGGATGAAGGCTGGATCGAGCTGACGCCGGGCGACGTCACCGACTATGACCCGGTCGAGCAGGCGGTGCTGGAGGCGCATCGCAGTTATGACCTGGTGGAGCTGGGCTTCGACCGCTGGAACAGCCTGCAGCTCTGCACGAAGCTGCAGGGGCATGGCGTGCCGGTGGTGGAGGTGCCGCAGAACACGGCCGGCATGTACCCGGGCAGCAAGCTCCTGGAGCGGCTGGTCTATGCCCGGCTGCTCGACCACGGCGGCAATCCGGTGCTGCGCTACTGCGCGGCCAACACCACGATGCTGCACGACAGCAACGGCAACTTCCGGCCGGACAAACGCAAGAGCACGCCCAACGGGCGCATCGATGGGATCGTGGCGACGGTCATCGCGCTGGGACGTGCGGTGGCCGAGCGACCTGATGGATACGACGGGAATCTGGACTACTCATGACCTCACCAACCTGGCGCCACCGTGCGGCGCAGTGGCTGCTGCGTGGCCAGCACCCGCGCGATCCTGCGCTGATCGAGCTGCTCGGCGGGGGCACGATGACCTCGGCCGGCGTGGCGGTCACACCGGACACGGCGATGCGGGTCGCGGCGGTCTACTCGTGCGTGCGGGTGCTGGCCGAGTCGCTGGGCAGCCTGCCGCTGATCATGTACCGGCGCAAGGCCGGTGGCGGCAAAGAGCGCGCGACCGATCACCGCTACTACCGGCTGGTCGGCTCGGCGCCCAATGGCTGGCTGACCTCGCAGCTCTGGCGGGAAATGGGGGTCGCGAGCATGTGCCTGGGCGGAGCCGCCTACTCGCGCATCCAGATCGACGCTGCTGGCCGGGTGCGGCTCATCCCGCTCGACACCCGCAGCGTCCAGCCCTACCTGCTCGACTCCGGCGCGCTGGCCTATCGCTGGCAGTCGAGCTCCGGCCCGCAGATCCTGCTGCAGGACGAGGTGCTGCGGATCGTCTACGCGACGCTCGACGGCATCAAGCCGCTGTCGCCGATCGGTCTGCAGCGCGAGACGGTCGGCACCGCGCTGGCGGCGCAGGAGAGCCATGCGCGCTTCTGGGGCAACGACGCGCGGCCGACCGGAGGCTGGATCGAGATGACCGGCGAATTCAAGGACGAGGAGGCGCGCAAGAAATTCCGGGCGCAGTGGGAGGAGTACGTCGGCGGCAAGAACCGCGGCCGGGTCGCTTTCCTGAAGCCCGGCATGTCCTACAAGACCTTCCAGATCAACCAGGCTGACCTGCAGTACATCGAGAGCCAGAAGCTCAGTCGCAGCCAGATCGCGGGCATGTACCGGGTGCCGCCGCACATGATCGGCGACCTGGAGCGGGCCACCTTCTCGAATATTGAGCAACAGGCGCTCGACTTCATCGTGCACTGCATGGGGCCCTGGGCGAAGCGCTGGGAACAGTCCTTGACGCAGTCGCTGCTCACCGAGGATGAGCAGCAGACCTACTTCTTCGAGTTCCTCTTCGACGGGCTGCTGCGCGGCGACTCGGCTGCGCGGGCGAACTACTTCCGCACCGCCGTGCTGACCGGCTGGATGAATCGCAACGAGGTGCGCGAGATCGAGAACATGAATCGCATCGGCGGGCTGGAAGAGTTCCTGGCGCCGTTGAACATGAGTCCGGCCGACCTGTTGGCTGAGCAGATCAAGTCCAAGCTGCAGCCCTCCACTGACACGACACCATGACGACCAAGACCGAACGACGCTACTTCACCTGTGCCGACCTGGTCATCGAGCAGCGCGCGGCCGACGGCGGCACGGCGGTGCCGGTGATCCGGGGCCATGCAGCCGTCTTCAACCAGCTCTCCGAGGACCTGGGGGGCTGGCGCGAGCAGATCGCGCCCGGTGCCTTCGCTGACGCGATCAAGACGGACGACGTGCGGGCGCTGTGGAATCACAACGCCGACATCGTGCTCGGGCGCAACCGCGCCGGCACGCTGACTCTGCAGGAGGACGTGAGAGGGCTGCTCGTCGAGATCACCCCGCCGGACACCCAGCAGGCGCGTGACCTGGTGGTCAGCATCCAGCGCGGCGATGTCAACCAGATGTCGTTCGGCTTCTCGGTGCGGCCGAACGGCCAGAACTGGGGCCAGGACGACGCCGGCAACTACGTGCGCACGCTCACCAGCGTGCGGTTGTTCGACGTGTCGCCGGTCACCTATCCGGCCTACCCGCAGACCGACGTGGCCGTCGACGAGCTGAGGGCACTGCGCGACAGCCAGGCCGGCACCGCGCTGCTGCATGAGCAGCGCCGGCTGGTGGAGCACCGCCGCCGGATGCTCGATCTGACCTGACACCCACCTTCTTCGCTGACCAGGGCCGCCGGCTGAGCCGCGCGGCCCTTTCTTTTTCCGGCACCCGCCGCTCGCCGGCCGGCGGGGCCTGCACCCCATTGGCCGGCATCCCACAGGAGCATCCATGTCCAAACGCCTCGCCGAGCTGCGCTTCAAGCGCAATCAGCTCGTCACCCAAGCTCGCAGCCTGCTCGACCGCGCCGACACCGAGAAGCGCGGTCTGACGAGCGACGAGGACCAGCAGTACAACAAGCTGTTCGCCGACGCCGAGCAGCTGCGCTCCGACATCGAGCGCGAGGAGCGGCAGATCGAGATGGAGCGCCAGGTCGCCGGCCAGGCGGCCCCGGCGGGTGGCGAAGGCGGTGGTCAGCGCGCGAAGACGCCGCGCGGCACCGACGAATACCGCACCGCCTTCGCCCAGTACCTGACCCACGGCCTGCGCGGCCTGTCGCCCGACCACATCCGCGCGCTGGCGGCCGACAGCTCGCCGGCCGGCGGCTTCCTGGTCGCCTCCGAGCAGTTCGTCGCCAACCTCATCAAGGGTGTCGACGACGAGGTCTTCGTGCGGCGCTATGCCACCGTGATCCCGCTGCAGCGTGCGGCCACCCTGGGTGCTCCGACGCTCGAAGCCGATCCGGCCGATGCGGACTGGACCAGCGAGATCGCGACCGGCGGCGAAGACAGCGCGATGAGCTTCGGCAAGCGCGAGATGAGTCCCTCGCCGCTGGCCAAGCGCATCAAGGTCAGCAACAAGCTGATCAACAACGCGGCCCTGCCCATCGAGCAACTGGTGCAGCAGCGCCTGGCCTACAAGTTCGGTATCGCGCAGGAAAAGGCCTTCCTGCTGGGCTCGGGGTCCAATCAGCCGCTGGGCGTGTTCACCGCCCACAACGCGGGTATCCCGACTGCGCGCGACATCTCGAACGGCAACACCTCGACGGCCATCACGTTCGACGGCCTGATCTCCGCCAAGTACGCGCTCAAGTCGCAGCACCAGAAACTGGCTCGCTGGCTGTTCCACCGCGACGGCATCGGCGCGATCGCCAAGCTCAAGGACACCACCAACCAGTACCTCTGGAACCCGAGCCGCAAGGAAGGCGAGCCCGACATGCTGCTCGGTTTGCCGGTCGACCAGTCCGAGTACGTGCCCAACACCTTCACCACCGGCAAGTACGTTGGCGTGCTCGCCAACTGGCAGCACTACTGGATCGCCGAGTCGCTCGACTTCCAGGTCCAGGTGCTGAAGGAGCTGTACGCCGAGACCAACCAGACCGGATTCATCGGCCGCCAGGAGATCGACGGTGCGCCGGTGCTGCCCGAGGCCTTTGCCCGCGTGAAGCTGGCCTGACGAGAACCCCACACCCCACGAAAGGAGACGTCCATGCAGGACATCCGCAATACGCTCGACTACGTCCAGTCGCTGCCGCCCGCTGCTCGCACCGCGACGGTCAACGGCACGAGCGTCGACACCACCAATTACGGCTCGGCGGCCGTCATCTTCGAGATGGGTGCGCTCACGGACGGCACGCACACGCCCTCGGTCCAGGACAGTGACGACAACACCAACTTCACGACTGTGTCTGCATCGGGCCTGATCGGCGCGCTGTCGAATCTGGCGGCCAACACCGTACAGAAGGTGGGCTACATCGGCACGAAGCGCTATGTGCGTCCGGTGCTGACCATCGCGGGCGCCACCACTGGCGCTGTCTCCAGCGCCATCGTCGTCGGCGGCGATTGCCGCAAGGCCCCGGTGTGACCATGAAGATCCGTCTCAAGACCATCATGGCCGGCCCGGGTGGCTCAGCCGGACCCGGGGACGTGGTCGATGTGCCCGATGACGAAGCCGCAGCCCTGATCGAGGGCGGCTACGCCTCGGCCGTCGACGAGCCGACACCGGCAGGCAAGAAGCCGGCGCGGCGTGCTGCGGCAGCACCTGGCGGCGACGAGGGTCCGTGATGCACGCGCGCCTGATCGTGGCCCCGACCGTCGAGCCGATCAGCATCGAGCAGGCGCGCATGCAGGTGCGGGCAGACGGCGATGAGCTCGATGCGCAGCTGCTGCTGGGCATGAGCGCCGTGCGCCAGGCCTGCGAACGCCGGACCGGCCGCGCGCTCATCACCCAGACCTGGGAGCTGGTCGGCGAGGCCTTCGGCTGTCGCCGCGACATCGAGCTGCCGCGCGGCCCGGTCCAGTCGGTGGTGAGCGTCCAGTACACCGACCCGGACGGGCAGGTGCAGATCCTCGCCGAGGACGCCTATGCCGCGGATCTCGATGCGGTGCCGGCGGTGCTGGTGCCGGGCTACGGCCTGACCTGGCCGGAGACGCGCGGCATGCCCGGCTCGGTGCGCATCCGTCTGGTCTGCGGCTACGGCGCGACCGCTGATGCGGTGCCGGCCGAGCTGAAGCAGTGGATGTTGCTGATGCTGGGCCACTGGATGCGCAACGCCGAGGCCGCGTCGTCGGATGGCCTCACGCCGCTGCCCTACATCGACTCGCTGATCGATCCCTTCGTGATCTGGAGATTTTCCTGATGGCTGATCCGTTTCTCTCCGTCCAGCCGGGGCTGACCTCTCCGGCCGAGTCCTGGGCTGCCGTGGTGCCCAGCGATGCGGTCGACCTGCCGGTGCGGCCCCGCATGCTCTACGTCGGCACGGCCGGTGCTGTGGCCTGTGTGGCCGTCGACGGCTCGTCGGCCGTCTTCAACCTGGTGCAGGGCTGGCATGCGATGCGCCCGGTGCGCATCCTGGCCACCGGCACGACGGCAGCCGGCCTGATCGCCTGCTGGTGAGCGCATGGCTACGTTCGCTCGTCTCCGGCCTGGCGGCCTGCTCTACGCGCCCATGTCGGCGCTGGATGCGGCGGGGCAGCAGTCGCCTGCGTGGGGTGTGGGCATCCCCGTGCACTACATGCTGGCCGGTGCACCGACGACGGACCAGGTCGTCATCGCTGACCAGCAGATCGCGCAGACCCGCTACCGGGTGCGCATCAACCACCGCGCCAGCGTCGGCCCGGGCTGGCGGATGGTGATCCGCGAGTCGGGCCGGCCTGTCGTGCTCGACATCGTCGGCGATCCGGTCGACCCCGACGGCCGCCGGCGCTGGACCGAGCTGACCGGCATCACCAACACCGCCGAGAGCAGGAGCCCTGCATGAGCCGCAGTCAGCATGTGACCGGCGCCGACGAAGCCGCCCAGGCGCTGCGCAGCGTGCCCGACCAGCTGCAGCGCAGCCGCGTGCTGCGCAACGCCCTGGCCGCCGGGGCGCGCGTGGTGCGTAACGCCGCGCAGGCGGCTGCGCCGGTGCTGGCCAAGGCCACTAAGCGGCGCACGCCCGGGCTGTTGCGCAAGTCGATCAAGGTCCGCACCAGCAAGCGCGACAAGGCCGCGGGCGACGTCGGCGTCTTCGTCAACGTCAAGCCGGCCGGCAAGGGCCAGCGCGGCGCGGCATCGCCGCTCGACCCGTACTACTGGCAGTGGGTGGAGTTCGGCCGCAAAGCCGGCCAGACGCGCCGCAAAGTGCGCACCCGCAAGCAGCTGCTGCGCCGGGTGCGCGTGGTGCGGGTCGGGCCGATGGAGGCGGTCGGCTTCCTCCAGGCCGGCGCCCGGCAACTGCCGGCGGCGCTGCAGGTCATCACCCCGGCGGTCGCCCGCGGCGTCGCCAAGCTCAACCAGAGGTCCGCCCGATGAGCACCACCAGTCTGCACGCCCGCATCCGCACCGCGCTGCTGGCGCACCCGCCGCTGGTCGTGCTGATCGGGCAGCGCGCGGCGGCGCATGCGGCCGGCGAGGGCTGGCCCATGCCTTACGTGATCTGGAGCCTGACCGAGCAGCCCGACCTCGGCCTGACGGGCGAGCGCCTGGGCGCCACGGTCACGGTGCAGGCCGAGTGCTGGGCGACCAGCGCGCTCACCGCATCGGCCGTGGCCGACGAGGTGGCCCGCGCCCTGGCGGACCTGCCGGCCGTGGTCACCAGCCGCAGCACCGGCACCGACGACGACGCGGCGTATGACCACGACACCGTGACCGTCGTCTTCTTCACCGACTGACTTCCTCTTTTTCCACCAGCACAGGAGCAGAGATGCCCAATGCACGAGGTCTGGGGGCGCGACTCGAAGTCGCCCTGACGATGGGCGCGGCCGTGGCCGCCACGGCGCTGACCAAGAGCGCCACCATCCCCGCCGCCACCAAGACCGCGCACGGCCTGACGCCGTCGTCGGTCGTGGTCTGGACGGTCAACGACGGCATGATCGAGCTGGACGGGCAGGCCAGCCGCGTCTACGCGCAGGCCGCCGACACCTTCCAGCTCCAGGGCCTGAACAACGTCAACTACGGCACCTGGGTCAGCGGCACCTACAAGCCGGTGCTGACCTGGGGCACCCTGGCTGAGGCGATCGGCTGGGAGGAGGGCGGCGGCGATCCGTCGACCCAGGACAGCACCCGCCTGCTGGACATCATCCAGCGGCAGGAGGTGGTCGGCATCAGCCCGGTCACGCTGCAGATCTCGATGCGCGGCCAGTCGTATGACTCGGACGTGGCCGCGGTCATCAAGGGCGCGGCGGTCACGCAGCAGCCGCTGGTGTTCCGGCTCACGCAGCTCGACGGCTCGGTGCGCGTGGTCAACGGCTATCCCTCGGTCCCGACCTGGGGCCTGCAGACCGGCGGCCTGGCCAGCGCCGGGTTCTCGATCGTCCCGATCGGCCAGATCCTCAACGGCAAGGCGTGAACACCATGAACACCATGAACAGCAACCACGGTCTGATGCAGCGCATCCTCAACAACCGCCGCTCGCGCGTCGAGCTGCAGCCCGGCGTATTCGCGGTCGTGCAGCGGCCGGCCGAGGGCGAGATGCCGAGCTACTTCGCGGCGCTGGAGGGCGGTGGAGACATCTCCGCCGTGATGCGCTGGGTCGTCGGCTGGGAGGGCGTCACCGAGGGCATGCTGCTGGGCGACGGCTCGTCGTCGCCGGTGCCGTGGTCGGACGCGGTGGCCAAGGCGATCTTCGCGGACAAGATCGACTGGGTCCGTGCTGTCACTGCCGAGCTGTCTCGACTGATCACTCTGCACATGGAGCGCCGCGCGAGCGCTCTGGGAAAGCCGAGCGCGTCGTCGACGGCGCTCTCGACCGAGAGTGGTCCGACGACGACCGACCCGAGCCCGGACCTGCCGACTACCTGAGCTACCGGCTCTGGCGGACCTGCTGCGACTGCACCAGCGGTCGCATCGACACGCAGGCCCTGGCTGACATGTGCGTGTACCTCGGCGTCGATGACGTCGAGTACGCGCTGATCCAGATCGAGCGCATGACCACCTACCTGGCTGAGGTCCGCGCTCAGCAATGAGGAGTGGACATGGCTCTCGCAAAGCTCAGCATCGACATCGTCGCGCAGCTCGCGAAGTTCGAGGAGGACATGCGCAAGGCGGCGGACGAGACCAAAGGGTTCCGCGACAAGATCAACTCGGAGCTGGAGGCTCTGAAATCCAGCGCCGGAAAGTTCGCCCTCGGGATGGCTGGCGGCATGGCTGCGGCGTTCTCGGTCAACGCCTTGGCGGGGTGGATCACCCACACGACGGCTGCCGCCGATGAGCTCAACCGGCTTTCGCACCAGACCGGAGTCAGCGTCGAAGCCCTCTCGTCCTGGGGCAACATCGCGAAGCGAAACGGACAAGACGTCAATGACTTGAGCGAGCTGATCCAGGAGCTGTCGCTGCGGCTGACGGAGACCGACAACAGCACGGAGGGCACTGGGCTGGCCCTGAAGCAACTGGGGCTCAGCTACAAAGACCTCGCGCAGATGGACGCCGAGACGGCGTTCAAGACGGTTGCGCAGTCGCTGGCGGGGGTGGAGGACAGCGGCAAGAAAACCGCCATGGTCATGGCGATCATGGGGGATGAGGGTCAAAAGTACCTGACCACGCTCAACGCCATCGGGGCGGCCGCAGAGCTTGATGCCTCGGTGACCACCCAGCAGGCTGAGCAGGCCAGTCGGCTCAGGGACACGCTTGCGAATCTGTCTGCGGCGGGGGATGCCTGGAGTCAGGCGGTCGTCGCGGGTATCACGCCGGCCCTTGACGAGGCTGGCCGTGCGCTGACCGATGTCATCTCCGGGTCGGAGGGGATGACCAAAGAGGCGCGGCGGCTGGCGGGCGATGCCAAGCTGGCCGAATGGGCGAGAGAAAGCATCACCGCGCTGACGTACCTGATGGACATCGGGCAGGTCACAGCGCGGTCAATCCGCAGCATTGCGCAGGTCTCCAGCGCGATGGTGGACAACGTCAGCGCCGGCATCTTCGCCGTCAAGCAGGCCGCCAGTCGTGCGGCGGAAGGCGATTTTTCGGGGGCCATCGAGTCATTCCAGAACTACAGCGTGACGGTCCAAGGCATTGATGCCGACCTGAATGCCAAGCTGGCAGACACCTGGAATGACGGCCTGTTCGGCAGCCAGATTCGCAACCGCATGGAGCAGATCAAGGACTCTGCGATTGACGTTGGCAAGGCAGTCGATACCGCCAAGAAGTCTGGTCAGGACCTCACGCTCGTCAAGCAGAACGACGACGAATACAAGAAGCTGATCCAGGGCATCCGCGACAAGATCGTCGCGATGCAGCAGGAGCAGTCCGTCGGGGCGCAGCTGACATCCGCCGAGCAGGAGCGACTGGCGACCATGCGCCAGATTGCTGACGGACGGACCAAGCTCAATGCCGCCCAGAAAGCGGGGGTGCAGGCCGCACTGAATGAGCTGGTGGCGACCGAGGCGTTGACCGAAGCGAAGCGGGAGATTGCCAAAGTCGAGGACGCCAGCCGGCTGGGCCTGGCAGAGATCGATGGCGTCAAGGCGCTGACGGCAGCGCAGCAGACCGCCGCGCAGTGGATGGAGCGGCTGCGTGACGGGCGCATCCGCTTGAGCGAAGAGCAGCGCATCAGCATCGCTCAGCAGTGGCAAGAGGCGCTGGCCACGGAAGAGATGGTGGCCATTCAGAAGCGCACCGCGGCCTGGCTGGAAGAGGCGCGCGGGCTCAACGTCGAGGTCATCGAACAGGGCGTTGCCAAGATCGAGAACCTGCGGGAGCAGATCAAGGCCCAGGTCGAGCAGAACGCGCAGTGGGGCCTGTCGGCTGAGGCGCTGGCCGGGCTGCAGCGGGCGCGGCAGCTCGAGACGGCGGCGGCGCTGGAGTCGCGCGCGGCGGCCATGGCCGGGCTTGAGTCTCACGCCGAGCTGGTGCAGCAGTGGACCGAGCAGGCCGACGCCATCCGCGAGCTGGTCGAGCTGCAGCGGCAGCAGGCCGAGATGCAGCGCAAGGCCGCCGAAGACCCGCTCGAGGGCGCCCGGCGCGGCGTGCAGGGCTACATGGACGAGATCAAGCGCGCAGGCGAGGCGGCCGAGCACTTCGCGGGCGAGTCCCTGCGCGGCATCGAAGACGCCCTGACCGACCTCGCCACCACCGGCAAGGCCGACTGGAAGGGGCTGGTGAACAGCATGATCGCCGAGGCCATGCGCATGCAGGTCATCCGGCCCATGATGTCCCGCCTGCTCGGCGGCGGCAGCGGCGGCGGCGGTGCAGCCGGCGGCGTCATCGGCCTGCTGGGCAACCTGGCCGGCGCCAAGAGCGGCGGCGGTGTCGACTCGTTCAACTCGTGGGAGGTCGACGCCGGCCTGTCGTCCGGCGGCGGCGGCTCGTGGTTCTCGTCGGCGGCCAGCGTGCTGGGCAAACTGTTCGGCCGCGCCAACGGCGGCCCGGTGCAGCCGGGTGAGATGTACCAAGTCAACGAGCGCGGCCCCGAGCTGCTGACCGTGGGCAACCGCACCATGCTGATGATGGGCAACGACTCCGGCATCGTCACGCCCCTGCAGGCGACTGCGGGTGCAGCGGGTGGCGGCACCGGCGGGGCCAGCGTCGTCATCAATCAGACCTTCAACTTCGGCGGCGCCGACCCGGTCACCCGCGAAGACCTGCGCCGCACAGCCGCTGAAGCGAAGTCCGCCGCCCTGGCCGAGTTCGCCAACTTCCGCCAGCGCGGCGTGCGCGGCTACACCTGACCCTCACCCCCTGACCCCATGACGACCTACGCACTGCCCAACACGCGGGCATGCCGACCCGCGTCCCTGTCGCTCTACCAGACCCCGCTGGGCGGCGTCACGCGCAGCCCGCTGACCGGTGACACCAAGACCGTCAGCTCGCCCGGAGGCTGGTGGTCGGCCGAGCTGACCTACCCGGACCAGCACCAGGACGAGCGCGGCATTCTGGAGGGCCTGATCGACACCATCACCCGGTCGGAGCACCGGCTGCAGATCTGGAACCTGTCGCGCCCGCAGCCGCGCGGCAACTGCAACCTGAGCGGCGTCACCGTCGGCGTGGCGGCGGCCCAGTTCGCCCAGCAGGTCACCCTCTACGGCTGCGGCGCGGGCCGCACGCTGGCCGCGGGCGACATGCTCGGCATCGGCGGCCAGCTCTGCCGCGTCGCTTTCGCGGCCACGGCCAACGCCAGCGGGCAGATGGTCGTGCAGCTCACCAGCGACCTGCGCCAAGCCCGCGCCGCCGGCACGGCCGTGGTGCTGGACCGCCCCACGGCGCTGTTCGTCGCGGTCGATCCGGTGCAGTGGCCGGCCGCGTCAGCCCGGCGCTGCCCGGGCGTCACCGTGCAGCTCGTTGAGGTGTCGTCATGACGCGCGCCACCACCGCCTTCACCGCGGCGCTGCGCCAGCCGCACGTCAAGCGCTTCTTGATGGGCCTGCTGGACTTCGAGTCCGGCCCGGCCTACTGGTGCAGCCTGCCCTACCCGGTGACCTACAGCGGGCGCACCTACGACCCCACCTTCGGCCTGCTGAGCATCGACAACATCGCCGAGACCGGCGACAGCGCCCAGGGCTTGCGGCTGGTCTTCAGCGGCGTGACCGCGGCGGCCATTGCCGCAGCACAGACCGAGCATGTGCAGGGCCGGCGCTGCGAGCTGCACCTGGCCGTGATCGACGCCGCTGGCCAGGTGCAGCTCGACGAGGGTGTCTGGATCGGCGAGATGGACGTGATGTACGCCGAGGACGGCGACGAGCCCCAGCTCGTCATCACCGCCGAGCACATGATGACGCTGTGGGAGCGCGCCAAGCCGGTGCTCTGCAGCGATGCCGAGCAGCAGGCCGAGTACCCCGGTGACCTGGGGTGTCAGTACGTGGCGCAGATGGAGACGGCCAATGTCGTCTGGCCGTCGGCCGACTTCTTCAAAGTCTGATCGATCCCCATGAGCTTCTGGACCAAGACCCTGCGCCCAGTGCTGAAAGTGGCCGCGGCGGTGGTCGCGGCCGTCTACGGCCAGTACGCCATTGCGGCCAGCCTGCTGCAGAGCGGCGTCAGCGATCACCAGAAGGTGCGTGCCGGCAAGAAGGCACGCGCCGCCTACAACGCCGCCCAGCGTGACCGACAGCAGATGGTCGCCAGCGCGACCAACCCGCGGCAAGACGTGTACGGCCGGCAAGTCGTGTCCGGCACCGTGCTGTTCAAGCACAGTGCCGGCGCGAAGAAGGAGTGCCTGTACCTGGCTGTCGAGCTGGCGCGGCACGAGATCGACGCCATCGAAGCCGTCTACATCGGCGACGTCGAGGTCACCGGCTGGGCGACCAATGGCGATGTCACGAGCGGCGCATTCGTCAAGGGCCAATCGGGCGTGAGCCTGGCGCAGCGCACCGGCCCGGGCACGATCACCATCGCCCCGCCGGCGGGCTCGACCGCGACCATCGTCAGCGCGCACAAGTCGACCGACACCGGCGACGTGGACATCACCGCATCCGTCACCCTGTCGGGCTCGACCGTCACCGTGCCGAGCGCCGCCGTGGCTGCCGGGCAGTCCGTCTACGTCAACTGGGCGTGGTCGCTGGGCAAGCCGCTGGTGCGCATCTACCCGGCGCTGGGCGGCGCCGATCAGACCGCGTTCGCGGCCTGGCAGGCCGAGATCGGCGACAAGTGGACGTCGGCTCACCGCCTGCGTGGCCGGGCCGCCGTGGGCGTGCGGCTCGAGTACGACCAGGACGTGTTCGGGGCCATGCGCGACATCTCGGTCCGCGCCCGCGTGCGCGGCAAGAAGCTGCGCGACCCGCGCACCGGCCTCACCGTCTACAGCAACAACACCGCGCTGATCACCGCTGACCTGCTGCGCACCCGCATGGGCGCCACCGCCGCGCAGGTACCGGACGCCGAGATCGCCGCCGAGGCCGACATCTGCGACCAGATCACCGTCGGCCAGAAGCGCTACACCTGCGACATCGCCCTGAGCACCGACCTGTCGCCAAAGGACTCGCTCGACCTGGTGCGCGAGACCATGGACGGCTCGGTCGTCTGGACGCAGGGCCGCTGGCGCGTGCGGGCCGGCGCGTGGCACG